GTGTGAACACAATAACAAGTTGTGGAATTCTGGCATTGAAGCCAACAAAGAAATCGTTCGTAAGCAAAAACGTAAGTTGAATTACATTGCTAACGTGTATATCGTTTCTGATCCTAAGCATCCAGAGAATGAAGGACAAGTTAAATTGTTCAAGTTCGGTGCCAAGATTTTTGAGAAGATTACAGGTGCAATGAATCCTGCTTTTGAAGATGAAACAGCAATCAATCCATTTGACCTGTGGACTGGTGCTAACTTCAAGTTGCGTATCACTAAGGTTGCTGGCTATCAAAACTATGACAAGTCTGAATTCGCCGCTTCATCCGCTTTGTTGGATGATGACGATGAGTTGGAAAAGATTTGGAAGTCAGAACACTCTCTTGCAGAGTTGGTTGCAGACAAAGAATTCAAGTCTTATGATGACTTGAAGACTCGCCTTGAAAAGGTTCTAGGATTGAATGGTGATACACCAATGCCTAAGACCACAGTAGAGACATTGAAGTCTGCACCTAAGAAACCAGTTCAGGAAGAACCTGAATTGGTTACCGATGATGATGACGATTTGGCATACTTCAGCAAGTTGGCTGACGAGTAAGATTAGAACCCCGCCTAGTGCGGGGTTTTTTATACCGGTCTATAATTTAGTTTTTGTACCTTCAACAAGGTTGTTTCATCATTTCTAACATGAGTGAAACCTAATGAAGATATGATTGGTGGCTTCTCTTGTGTTGGTGCAACCGAATTGCTATTGATAACAATTGGTGATGTAAATTTACCTTTGATATCTTTGAATATGCTAGGCAATTCTTTTGTATCCACACCAATATTACCTAACAAACCACCGAAACTCTGTATACCTTCATCTATTTTTGATGAAGCAAAACTCATACCTTTATTGAATTCATCCTTCGCATCTTGCAAAATATCAAGGCCTTCAGTTTTAAGGTTGTTTAGTGGTTTCATTAAACCTGAAACAGTATCTTGAATTAATTGATGTTGTGCGGCTTCACCTGTTGGTGTAACACCCAATATTTTATCTAAGCCTTGAAAGTGTGTTCTAAAAGCATATTCTTCCGCAAAATCTTTAAGTCCTAATCTTTTTCCATCTTTTTCGACTATTGGAATTATAGGATTTTTTTTGTCTGTATATCCGACCAGTTTATATCTTGGACCCATGGTCTCTAACATTTCTTTATGATATTCTTGTGCGGCTTCAATCTTTTGTTGTTGCAGTTCTGCTATTTTTTCCTGACCTCTTTCAGTAAATGCACCTTTATCGGTGAACAGTCTGGCAAGAAAGCTTTTTTGGGAATTTTCCAAATTAAACGCATCTTCACCTATTAAAAATTTTCTTATTTCTTCTTGTTCTTTATTGAGGCCGGCTATACTTTTAAATAACTCGACTCCACCGGCACCAATATTGAACCCCGTAAGTGCCCCTCCAGGACCGCCGACAACACCACCAATAGTTGCACCTATTCCTCCAGCGGTTGCGGCCAGCCAATCGTCATCTTTAACACCAGAAACTAAAGCACCTACTGCTAGAGATGCGGCCAATTCATTTTTACCGCTTACTCTTCCACCTTTTTGGCCAATGAGTAAACCCAAAATTTTTCTGCCGAGAAATTCCACTGCACCAATAACTATATTTTTAACTTCTTTAAAAACAAAAGTAGCTATGCTTGCCAAAACAGGAGTCAATGCACCAACAACAGTTGTTACTATGCTTCCTAGTGCTTTTGTTATGCCAAAAGAAATTGAACCAATAAATTTACCAATAAACCAAATAGTCTTTAGTAGACCACCAAAAATAGATGCAACACCAGACAGCATACCACCAAGAACTTTCGTTATTAGTGAACTGTTGTTTTCTTTCTCAACTTTAGGTGTTGGTGCTTTTGGATGACCGGTCAACATATGCAAAAGACCAAACAATTCTTTGTCTCGTCTTTCTTGATTTTCTTTCTTTTCGCTTGCAAAGTTTTTATCTAATTCGAATTGCTTTCTTTTCTCATCATGGTCTAACTTCATCAAATTGTAGATTTTAGCAAATACGTTTGCAACACCTTCACCACTTTTTAGTTTTTGGTTTTGGCCTTCTGCTATTGTGGTATAAACTGCCTGCTGAATTGTTTTAGTTCTATTGTTGCCTGGTGTTTGTGCTTTTGCTTTGCCCTTAGATACACTTCTTGATGTGCCACCTTGCACAGAAGATGAATCGACAGCACCACCAAAGATTTCACCAAACATATTGGCGAATGTATTTCTCACAGACAAAATACTCTCAAGTGTAGTGGCTGAGATATTAGGTTTTTCTGATTTGTTTGATAGTGGTTTAAGTGATGCCATTTTTATCTTCCAAAGTATTCTCTGACCATAGTTGCTTTATCATCAAATGCAACCTTATCTCTAATAAAAGAATTCACTTGACCAATTGGTAAAACTGTTGCTCTATTCACTATGATTGGTATGTATTTGTCACCTTCTTCTTCAATGAAATCACGAGATTTTGCTACAACATTTTGACCTGCGGTTGAAACATTAGAAACCTGAGTTGCAGTTGAACCTCTCATACCAGATATAGCGGTTGTAAGAGGTGCTTGTATGTTTGCTGCCTTGTTTCCGCCGACACCAGTATAATAACTTTGACCGGCTTTCAAATTTCTTTGGCCAAAATTATCCTTAACACTCATGTCTGTTGGAACAGGTATTGCGGCCCATGTTTTTGCCAAATTGGTTTGAAATTCGTTTGTGTCTATGATTCCAGCTTTAAATTTAGAACCACCTGCTTCTTCAATCAGGTCATCAGCCAATTTGTCTTGCAATTCTGGTGTGAATTTTTCATTAGGATCAATTTTAAATTTCGTAATTAGATGTTTTAGTGTGTCTGGTGTAATCTGATACTTACCCAATGCTTGAGATGGAAACTTTCCACTCTGTTTCATTTTTGATTGTAAGTCTTGCACTTGTGTTAATGAAAGTTTGGATAAATCTATACCTTTGAATTCTTCAGGCATTGGTCCTGATTTCGGTAACACCAATTGATTGTAGTTACCACCAGATTCGACCTTACCAATGATATCTTTTAATGATGAGACATCACCTAAGTTGGCTGAAATTGCTTCTTTAGGTGGTTTCTGCAATAAATCTTTGATATCGGTTGTAAGCATATCAAATTTCTTTTTCATGTCAGAAAAAGTTGCATGTGCATCTTCTGCAAACAATAATAGGCCAACACCCACTGCACCTACAATACCTGTCTTCAATAGACTGGATTTACCTTTGCGTGTATTGCGTTCTTCTTGTCTTTTATTGTTTAACTCTCGTTTATATAACTTACCAATGGTGTTATCGTGGCGTTCGTTAATTTCTTCTTCTTTAGCCTTTTGGAAATTTCTTGCCAACTCAGACATTAAGTTGTTTTCTTCACGTTGTTTCACCATAAACAACAAAATCTTGGCACCAATATTGGCCAAGTGGTCACCCTTTTTGAGTTTGCTGCTTTTTTGTGAGATGGTGTTAAAGAATGCTTCTTTAGGTGTGATATCTCTTGGTGTTCTAGAGGCCTTCTCACTCAACTTTTTGGTTGGTCTAACAGCGCCAGCATCACTTGATTTTGCTACTTTGATACCGAATACTTTTTTCAGAACAAATGGGTCTACAAGGTCCTTATATTCAAGGATCTTTTTTTTCATTTCTTCAGAAACTTCCTTGCGGAAATGGTCCATGAGTTTCTCATCGACCTTTCTCTTTTCTTCTTCAAGTTTTTGTATGGTATCTTTAATGGACATGTTTATCTACGTTCGTTGTTTCTTTGTTTTATCTTCTCATTTTCTTCTTCAATATACTGAGCAAGCATAGCAACGTAAATTTCACGCTCCCAAGGTATCATACCTTCAAGTTCAGACAAACTATATTTGTGGTGCTGTATCAATGCAAAGTTTGTCTTATAATAATTTCTTAAGTTATCATGACGAAATATTACCCGAAAAAATTTTCGAGGCCTTCAATTTCAATAAGGTGTTTAAAACCACATTTACCACAGGTACATTCAATCTTCTTATTTAACCTTGGTAGATTATTGAAAAATTCTTCAATCTTTGCAAACTGTTCATGACTCAAAGATTCAATGAAATCAACCAACTCTTGTCGTGGTGTTTCTTTTGCATAGTGGAATTGTTGGCCATCAAAAATAGATTCAATGCAATCAACAATCATGTTGAATGCCATATCAGTTGTATTGTTTAACTTAGATGTTTTTTCCAATACGGAGAATTGTGGGTAAGTCAATTTAATCACAATATCTTTGGTCAACTGAATCTCATTCTTGTTGGTTTCTTCTTTATCGAGTTTGATATCCAATAGATTGAACTTAACTTCCATTGAGTTATTGCAAACCTTACCATCAACTTCATTCTCACAACGGTACTTGTTGTCTACAACTTCGCTAACAGACCTTGCTCTTAGTTGAATGAAATAGTATTCAACGTCCAAAATAGGTAATGCATCAATGTTGACGCCTTTGGTTAGTGTGCAGTTGTTTAGAACCTGCTTGATGTTTTTCTCAATGGTGTCTTTATCGTCAGACTCCATTGCCATCATTAGGTTACGTTGTTCTTTTACTAGAAAAGGTCTGTATCTAATTTGTTTCTTAGATAACGGTAATTCCAATTCATAAATCGGCGCATCAATTTTTGGTAAAGCCATTATATTACTCCATTAAAAAATCATTGATTCTGAGCGTTTTGATAAACTTGCACAGCATTTGTAGTATTTGTGTTCGTGTTTCTTTTCACTATAGCATTCAATACAGAAGCATTTGTTTGTGCTACAGCAAGTTGGCCAGCGCCACCCACACCCAAAGATTGTATACTCAATGGTGCTTGGCCATTGCTTGGCTGTGGTATAGTTTGCTCTCTCTTTATTGCTTCCACATTTTGCCAGTAGTCATATGCAAACACCACAGTTAATTTGTGATATGTGTCAGTAGACCAATCCAAATCCATTTGATTCACTGAGATTGGATATGCATTGTATAGTTGAACCGTATAAACAGGATTGTTATATGTGTCGTATTGTGTTACCAAAATTGTAGCAGAGTAACCCTGACTATTGTTTTTTGTTGAATCTTTTTTGTATGAGAAATCAAATGATGTGGTTGGGTTGATATACTCCATCCAAATATCAAAGAAATTTCTTTCAGACATATCACCTGATACCACAAAAGTTAAGTCCATATCATTGTATGATGAATGCATTGGAAACTTTTGTGATGGGTTTGAACCAAACTTTTGTTCTGTTGTACCAAAGGTTCTACCTGGAAGATTGGCATTTTCGCAACGTAATGCAAAACCGCCACCAGATTGTTGTTGAAGGTAGAAGCTTGAAAAGATTTGAGGAGGAAAAATAGTAACTTCAAACTTGCTTGGTCTAGCTAAGTCTGAAATAAATGAATTAACAAAACCGTTAATATCTGTTGGCATTTTATTCTTCGTCCGTGTTAAAATGTTTCATGTGGTCTTTCCACTCATGTACGGAATCTCTCCATACTTCTTGTGGTTTTGCACCTCTAAATTGTTGTATAGGTAGCATTGTGGCCACATCCCACTCATTAGGTTGAATCATCAACATCTTTGAACGAATGTGACTATGCAAGTATCTCTTTAAGCATGGTCTAAACTCAGCATATTTCTTGGATGCATCCAAGATATCATAAGAAATTCTCATTCTTTTTATATCATTGTCTGGTGTCAACTGAGCAAATCTCATTAATTTTGTCAAAAAAGCAACTCTAAACTTGACTGGCAGATAATGCAGGTTCAAGCCTAAGAAGCCATCATTGTATCGTTCTAACACCAAAACCATTGGAAATCTGTCCCAATATGGCAAATCTGCCTTAGTTTTAGGATCATAATAGAAACAATACATCATTCCCAGTCTAAACTGAGACATTTGTCTAAACTTCTCACGATTTATGGTTGAAGGTATCTGTGCAATAGATGCCTTTTTCAGTTCATTAATCTTGTCCTGCAACCATACGGTGGCATCTTTAGACATAGTTACATGTCCGGCTGCCTTTTTTTGTTCTGCAAGTGTGGTAAGTTTAGAGGTCATATTTTATTTAGTCATATTCCTAGGTGTTCTTCCGTCAGTATCTTAAACTCCCAACCACGGTCAAGGCAGTATTCATTGGCTGCGTTCCACTTTGCTTGGTTCACACCATAAGTCGCTATTTCGTTGAGGTACTGCTTAGTCATACGTTTCTTTTTTACTGGCTCCAAGGTCTGTTTCTTTGGTTTTACCTCAAGTAGCATGGTTTTCATAGAACCGTCTCTAGTTTTGACCTTGACCAGAAAGTCTGGAAAGTATCTGTGGTATCTGTTATCTATAGGAGATATATAAGGAATGATAAGTTCTTCCGATGCCCAAGAGATAATATCTGGATTTTTATCGAGCCAGGTCATCACCTTAGCTTCCCAGGTTGACCGATAAATGATGTTTTTGTAGTCACCCACGTACTTTTGTGGATTCTTAGGTATGAATCGTCCAGAATAAGCCATAAATAGTATATATTTCCTATAAAAAACAATGCCAATCACAATCACATCAGTATCAACGCCAGACGTTTTTAATACGGTTGGTCCAACAGCAGCTTTGTATGGCCCTCCAGTGGGACAACTTGGTACTATATTGAACTATCCACAAGATTTAGGTAGTTCAACAAAAGCACATTACGTTAAGTTTTGGATTAAAACCATAAAAACAACAGATATTGCTGCATCTACTGAAGCCGCAGTTGCACAATTCAAATCCAATTCTGTTGGTGAAAATGTACAAAACTTTGGAAACTTCATACAAAATTTCAACATTAATCCACCGACAACACAGTCTCTTGCTGTCATTGGTTTATATATGCCAGATACTGTCAATGCAGCATATAGTGCAGACTTTGACACTTTAAGTCTAACCAATGACTTAGGTTCAGCAATTAAAGGCATTCAGTTTGCTGTAGATATCGCCAGCGGCATTTCTCTAAGCAATCCAACAGGTAAAATGAGTCAAGAAGCACAACGTGCCGCTGCTTACGGTGGTTTAATGTTGGCTGATAAAATTCGAGGTGTGAGTGACAACTTTGCACCAGCAGTTGCATCTTCTCTTGGTTATGCAATTAACCCACAAATGCAGTCAATCTTTAGAGGTGTTGGCTTTAGAGAATTTCAATTAAGTTTTACTTTCACACCAAGTTCGCAAGACGAGGCACAAACAGTAAACAACATCATTAGCACATTTAGATATCATTTTGCACCAGATGTTTTGTCGGCCGCATCATCTAATCGTGGTCTTTTCTTCCAGCCACCATCATTCTTTAATGTTGAGTTTATGTTTGGAACAAATGAAAACATCTATCTACCAAGATATGGTGACTGCGTATTAACAGCAATGGATGTAAACTTTGCACCTAATGGCTATGCGGCCCACGTTGATGGTGCACCTGTGCAAACAACATTGACATTGAACTTCAGAGAAATTGAAATTGTTACAAAGTCAAAACTAATGAGTGGTTCCAATCCTACTGGTGCTTCAGGTACATACAACGATTCTTCAACTTCAGGATTACGTTAATGAAATACTTTAACCAATTTCCTAAAATAACAACAACAGACTATCAAGGTAACAGCATTAATGTTGTTAACATTTTGGAACGTGTTGAAATGATTCCTAGTTTGTTGAATAACTCTTTGTTGTTCTATGATTACAACATACAAAGTGGTGACACACCAGATACGATTGCAAACAAATACTATACTGATCCTTACAGATACTGGATGGTGATGTATAGCAATCAAATGTTTGATAGATATGCTGATTGGCCAATGGAGCCAGGTTTGTTTAAAGATTATCTGTTTGACAAATACTCAAGTGCAACAGCAAATAGTTTAAACATTACTGCAAACACGGTCACAATGAATCAAGTGTTGAAATATACACAAAATACAATTTATCAATATGTTAAGACTGTTACCACGATAGATGGTGCAACAAACAATAGCAACACCACGACTTACATCATTGACCAAAATGCATATGCAAATGTTGTTCAAGGTTCAAAGACCTCAACCTTCTCTTATGGTGTGACAGTCACAGTTAATACACAGGCTTATCCACAGACAATCTTTCAGTATGAAGACCAATTGAATGAATCAAAGAGAAAAATCAATTTGTTGAACGTGAACTATGCTGGTGCAGTCGAAAACCAATTAATCAACCTATTGAGTACATAACATGGGTATTGGAAATGTACGTGACTATGACCTGGTTGACCTGACATTCTTAACGGCGACCGGCTCAGTAAAATTACCATTCACTTCAGTAGAGATATCATATCAGGAAGACCTGTTTAGCAGCGTAGTCTCTGGTTATATTTTGGTTGCTGAATCACAAGGCTATGCTGAATTCTTGGCCTTAACTGGTAATGAGTTTCTGCATTTACAATTTAATAAGTCTGGCGACACCACAAACCAAATCAATAGATGGTTTAGAGTTTATAAAATTGACAAACGTAAATTGGCTGAGAACATGTATACAGAATCTTACTGTTTACATTTCTGTTCTGAAGAATTGATGTTGTCTGAACAATATAAAATCTCAAAATCTTATCCAAACAGACTGATTTCTGATGTGATTTATGATATCTGCACTTCAGGTGGGACAACTGGTGCTGGTACGGGTTTCAAATCACTAAAGATTCCAAGCAATAAACTAAACATACAAAAAACATCGGGACTTTATAGTTTTATAATTCCAAATTTGAAACCTTTTGATGCAATCAATTGGCTATCGGTGTATGCATTACCAAGACCTGGTATTCCTGGTGCTGATATGGTGTTCTTTGAAAATAAGAATGGTTTTAACTTCTTGTCATTGCAATACATGATGTCAAATGCCGCAGGTAACACAGCAGGTAAGTATTACTATGACCCCAAAAACTATTACAATACAACCAATCCAGACATTGTTGAAGAATTTACAAACGTAATAGCGTATGAAATCATTGACACTTATGATGCATTGAATGGTGTGAATAATGGAATGTTTGCAAACTCATTGATATCTGTTGATATCTTGACCAGAAAAACAACCACTACAAATTTTGATTATTTGAACTATGCAGGCCCAACCAACTCATCAGGTCTAAACAAATATGCTATCACAAACAACTTTGTGAATAGAAATGGTGACCAAATAAATGAAACAAATCAGGCCGTTTTGAAATTGGTCTACAGTAATTTTGATGAGGTCAACAACTCATACGTTAAAGCACAGCAAGCAAAATATCCAAATACTTCACCTATTGCACCAAATATCAATGCGGAGACATACATACCATATAGAACAGCACAATTATCATTAGATAACTATACCAGAATCAAACTTGTAGTTCCTGGTGACCCTAAGTTGACAGTTGGTGCTGTTATAGAATTCATTTTACCATCAAATAATCCATCAGAAAAAGCACCCAACTTGTATATGTCTGGTAACTATTTGATAACTGCAACAAGACACCTAATTAGTGAGAACGAATATAGAACTATCATTGAGGTAGCAAAAGAAAGTTCTGCAACAGGTTATCCATCACCTCCAAACGATTCTTCTTGGCAAACGGCGATAAGTTAAAATGAAAGCAGTAAATAATTTTGCAGGTTTAAATGGATTTGTCTGGTGGACAGGACAAGTTGTGAACAATGCTGACCCCTTAGGTGTTGGCCGTTGTAAGGTACGTATTTTTGGTTGGCACACAGATAACAAATCTTTAATTCCAGATTCAGATTTACCATGGGCACATCCAGTTCACTCTATAAATACGCCATATCAGTTTCAAACATTACGTATTGGTGAATGGGTTCTTGGATTTTTTATGGATGGTGAAAGTGGTCAATTTCCTATTATGTTTGGTGTCATACCTGCCATTGCTCCAGCATCTACACCTAAAACAAAAAAATGACAACATTAACGACAGCATCAGCAACAAGTTCAACAACAGTATCCAACGTTAATGTAAACGCTGGCATATCTGTATCTGCAACCACTGGCTCACTACCAAATTTATCAGACTTAAACAATATTGTTTCAACTGGTGTTGCTGATGCGGCTTCTATAATTGGTAACGCATTTTCTGGTGCAACAAATAGTCTTGGTGTAAACTCTCCAGCTTTTTTAAACTTACCACAATCAACAACAAAAAACGGTGTATTGAATCAAACCAATGCACCAGCATGGCCATCAAATTGGAACGGTTCGTTCCTAACTATTGGCACACCAACAATTCCGGGTACTGCACGAGGTGCATTGATTAATACAGGTATTGTTGCAACAAACTCAACACTAACACACGCTTGTGACTTTAAGTTTGTTATACCAAGTATAAACATCAATGTTGTAAATCCAATCAATGCGCTTAAAAAAGCAATATCAAACGGCAAATCGGCCGCTGCGGCTGCAATAAGAATGGCAATGAATGTTTTGAATAACACATTCAGAGCAGCCGTAAAACTATTACTTTCTGGTTTTAATCTTGATGTTACTGGTCAATACTCTGTTACATTTTCGGTAGCAAAAGGTACTTTGGCAAATGTAAATGAGATTGTAAACAAAATCTTACGTTACATAACAGATGCATCGACTGTATATTATTTGTTAAAAGACTTATCTCAAATTATTGCATGGATTAAAAGTCTGCCAGGTCAACTACAAGGAATACTAAAAGGTTGTCTTGCAAATTTTACAAATGCTTTACAGTCTGTCGGCCTACAAATGCAAAGTGTTCAAGACCATGTTAATACTATGACTGGTACCACATTAAACACAGCACAAGCAGCATCAAGTAATGTTGTGTCATCAAACACCACTGCTGCCATAATTAGACCAATTATTACACAAATATCATATGGCAATCCACCAACACAACAACATGTAATCAATATAAATGGTGCAGTAACTTCGGCTATATCTAATGCTCCCGCTTCTTTGGGAACAACTTTAACAAATTCTTCGGGACCATGATATGAGTGATTTACCAAACGCACCAGAAGTACAAGCACCACCACAAGTATACAGCGGTTTCATTCAACCAGAATCTGCTGCCAATACAACATATGCTAATAGTCAACCTGTATATCCGTTCAATAATGTAACACAAACACAAAGTGGCCATTTGTTTGAGATGGATGATACTTTGAACCGTGAACGAGTTCGCTTACAGCATAGAAAAAATACATTTATTGAGATGGCACCAAATGGTGATATGGTGCAAAAGATTACAGGCAATGGATTTTTCATAACTTGTAACGACCACAACATTGTTATTGGTACAGAAGGTGCAGGTACTTTGGCCAAACTTAACATCACAGTCTATGGTGATGTGAATATGCAT